CGCTGACCAGTAACTAGTATCAACTTTAAATAATAATAAAGTTACTGCCGCCTCTACACCAAAGACATTTTGTAAGACTATGATATGATTAACAGCTAATCTAACTTTAATCTTACCAGTTATCTTATATTTACGAAAGAGCCTTTTAAGATATTTAAATCTTTTAAGGTCATCATAAAATTCTTGTTCACTATTTAATATTGGTTTGTCATAACTATGTTGCGCATACAACAACCAATTATCTTTCGTAATCTCTTTGAACATTGACTACACTAATTTAGCGTAGACCTTTGATGTTCCGTTTTTAAGAGTTTCATAAGATATTTCCATCTTTAATCCACCCTCTTTTTTATGAGATATACCGTCATCATTTATATCAGAACCATCGGTGTCTTTACCAAATCTTCCACCAAATTGTTTCACTTCAGTAGTTATTTTACCATTATCGTCTTTAATCGCTACATCACCCATATCTAAACCAACTCTTTGTAGTTTTTCTCTTAATTTATCTACTGCGAATTGTGGTTTAATATATTCTTGTTCTGCGATAGAGCCAACAAATGCATTTACTCTTTTGAGTACATCAGGGTCGTGTATATTGTGAACACCTATAGAGCCGTCTTCTACTGCGTCAGAAGTTTCAACTCCAACAGTACCAGCGCCATACTTACCTTGCTTGTACCCCTCTTTAACGTGTTGTTTAAAAGTTTTCATTCCTTTTCCTCTATTTGTATTTGTCAGATTTTTGTTTAGTTCCATCAGCTCTAGGTATTAAACCTTTTGCTTTTAAATGTGACTTATCTGTGAAACCAGCTTTACCTGACTTATATCGTTTCATAGCGTCAGCTGTATCAGGTGCATTTTCACCCATTACATCTTCTTCAAAGTCTTTAATATCTTCGTCTTTACTAAACTCTTTAAATCTTTTCATACTATTTTATTGCTAAGTTAAGAGCCTTTTCTTTTTCAGCTGGCATTGATTTCTTCTCGCCATCTTTTCTTGTTAAAACTAATAACTTATCTATTTGTTGAATAGCACCATAGACAGCATTTAGATTACTTTTCATATTACCTAAATCTTTTTCTACTTGTACTATTCTATCTTTTGTAGTATTAAAATCTTCTTCTAATACTTTTCTTTCTGCTAATAATGTTTTTTCATCAATCGCCATAAAATATCCAATCTATTATGCTAGAGCGTAACCATTACCTGCGATTACATTCCAATTACTATTTTTAAATAAACAAGTCACTGTCTCACCTGGTGCGTTTAATGTGATAGTTGAATAACCTCTTAAATTAGCTGGTGTTATTGTTATCGCATTTGTACCACCTGTTGATACGTTAATGATTGTTTTTACTTGACCATCTGAACCATCAGCCATCGCACAAGAGTGTGTCGCTGAAGTTGCGTTGATTTCTGTAATTGCTGCTGTCACATTTACTGCAGTGGTTGAAGAACCGTCTGCTGTGATAGCTTGAGATGCTTGTTTTAAACCTAAAAAAGAAGGTATGTTATTAAAAACATCTTCTGCTGCTACTATATTGTCCCCTAAATCGGTCAATGCCGTTACTTTTTTATCTGCCATTTTCTTCTCCTGTTAACCCTTTCGGGAATGCTACTCTAGGTATATTCCTAGATCAATTTATTCATATAGTATATATAAGGGCAGTTTGACCCGCCCTTATAAATTATTTTAATTATTACGCAGTTACTGTAATTGAACCAGCTGCTGTACCTTGAGCAGATGTGTTAGTGATGACAGCTACTGTGCCCTCACCAGTATCTTTTATCGTACCACTGTTCAATGCAGTTGCGTTTGTACCAATAACTAATACGTCATCTGCATTTGTCGCTGCGTTAGCTGCGGCAATTGTACATCTGAATAATAGTTCGTTAGTTGTTGATCCAGATAAGTAGTTCGCTAAATGCGGACCTCTACCTGAGCTCGCACCTTGGTTTCCATTAGTAATAGAAACTCTTGGTGTACCAGTTACTGTAACTGGCTCATTAAATCTAACTCTAACGTCAATGTTTCCACCTTCTGATTTATCAAAAGATGTTGTAACAAATTCAATTTCTGTAATGTTAGCAGCACCCATATTAGCTGATAAGTTACTTATCGCTACTAATACTTCTGGATCTGCTCCTGTGTTTCCGTTGCCGGATAATACTGAACCAGCTTCTCTGACCCAACCTTGTTTGGTTGCATATACTTCTTTTTTTTCAGCGTCAGATAAGTTCTTTGGTTTAATATCGTTTCCCCATAAAGACATATATCTCTCCTATTTTAAATCTAGTCGCTTTAAATCTACGACTGTTTGATTTGTTAATTAACGTATATATTTATAAGATTAGAAGCCTAGTTTCTTAAGCTGTCTTATTGTTTGAGAGGCAGACCTAAAAGTGATACCTATACCACCTTTAGCTGTAAATTGTGATGTGTTTTTATCATAATCATCAATGAGAATAGTAGGTTGACCCGCATTCATCGCAAAGTTTTGTTTATCTCGTCTTCTTACTAGATTAACTTTTGCGCCTGACATACCCAAGTTTTTTCTACACCATGCAGCCTTACCTGGTATACAATTAGGGTCAAATGTCTTTTCTAAATATGCTGATAATATGTGTGGATTATATTTTTTAACAAAATTATATAAAGTTTTTCCTGGTGTGTTCCAAGGCATAGTTTCCCAAAATTTAGGATAATCTATAACGGTATCCCATTTTACTCTACCGTCAATACGCATCCATTGTGCCTTTGACTTTCCTGTCGCTTTTCTAATCTGCGCTCCAAAGTCACAAAGAACACCGTCCATATCTAGGTATATTCTTGGTAAATCTTTTCTCATAGTGTACTTAAATATACCATATTATTGACGATCTGTCAACTGGTAATTTGGTAATGTTCTCTTAATGTTCTAGTTTTTGTAGTCAACTTTAGGTTCTGTTTCAACCTTTGTGACTTTTGAACCTGAATCAGCAAGTTTTTTATCAGCTTTTACTTTATCTAATTTCTTCTGATTAATCTCATCACCGTGTTGATCTGCTTCAGTCTTCATAGCCTTTTCTAAATCTTTCGCTTGTCCAGCGTGAGCTTTAGTTGCTTTCTTTAAAGCACCAACTACATCTTTAACAACAGATTTATCTTTATTGTCTAAATCTTCTTTTTTATCTTTTGCTTTGTAACCACTAGCGAATGCTGCTTTTCTTTGAGCATCTGAAGCAAAACCTTCTTCTTTCGCTTTGTATTTACTATCAATCTTGTTAAAGAAATCTTTTTTTTCTTTTGGTGACATAGAGCCGATACCTTTACCAGCTTTTTCAAGTTCTTTTTTAAACATATCTTGGTATGCGCCGTCTTGTCTTAAAGTTTTATTCATATTAGCTACAACTTCTTCAACGCTACCTGGTTTAGTGTTTAAATATTTTGTCATTTATTTACTCCCTCTTACTTGTTTCGCTAAATCTTTATCAGCGCCACCCCAGGTACCTGAGGATTTTGTAACGAAAGAATTTACTCTAGCGAATGCCCATTGTTGTTGACTTGCGCCAGGTCTATGCCCACTTTTCCAAGCAGCCATACCTCTATCGTAAACTTTTTTAAGTATACCATATGGCATACCAGATTTTTCAGCTTTCTTTTTTAGACCAGCTATAGTCTCTACATATAATCTTCTATCTTCTTTCATACCTAATTTTTTCTTAACCATATTTGTTGCAGTACCAAATCTTACAGCGTCACCTTTTTCTTTACCATATCTATCTTTAAAGTCTTTCTTTGGTAAATCATCTGCTACTTTGTGTACCATTTTAATTTGTTTTTTAGATAAGTCAGCTTCAGTCATATTATCGTATGCCATTTTTTTGGCTTGTGTTGGTGTATTTACCATATCTGATTGAGTGTATTCTTTATCTCTTTTATCATAACTATGGTAAACAACATATCTACCACCTTCTTTATGATAATAACCAATCTCTTTTCCTTTAAACATTAAATTAAAGTTTCCTTTACCATCAGGTTTAGTCATTATGTATCGGAGCATTGTTGGCATAAAAATTTCTTCAATGTCATTCTTTAACATCTTCTTTGCTAGTTCTTTGTTTTTACCTTTTAGAGCGGCTTTCTTTTGAGCATCATAATACTTAATCATATCTTTAGCTCTTTGTAATCTTTTCTCTTTATCAGTCATAGCCTTCTCAGGGACATAATCCATATTTAAATGTTTCTTTAATTGTTGAAATGTTCCAGGTTTGTCATCAAAACCAAAGTGTTCTTTTGCGTAAGCGATTAAGTCTTTCTCTGCGCCTGTAAATGTGACTTCATACTCAGCACCCATAGGGCCACCTGGTGTCACTCTCGCAACTTTAATATTAAATTTTGCTGTTTCTCTTTTTAATGCTGGAATAGATATACCTGATATATCAGATACTACAGTTGCTTCTTCTATATCATCACCTTTAGGTTGTTTCTCTGCAACCCTATATCCAAATCTATATTTTGGTTTTCTACTTTTAGCAAAACTACCTTGTTTTGAAGATGTATTAGCACCACCTCTTTCAGAAATAGTTTCTTCTTTAACTTCTTTTTCTTTTTTATCTTTGAAGTGTTTATATGCAACACCAACTGTTAATGGTACCTCGCCTGTGTCAGGATTTGGTTCTGGTTTGACAGCTTTGTTTTTCTCATTTTCTAATTTCGTTTTTAATATAGCAATTTGATCTATTAATCTTCTAATTTGTGTATCTTTATTTTCTTCTTCTGCCTTTTTATCTTTTTCTTTTTTAGGTTCCATTGGCATTTCTTTTTCATTTTCTTCTTTGACTGGTGGATTATATCTACCCATCTTGTCAATAGTAAAACCTTTACTTCTTAAACTAGCCGCTTTCTTTTGTAGTTCTGGTAAAGTATCTGCGTCTTCAAACCCAGCATGTTTTCCTTGTTTACTATAAGAAATCATAAATGGTTTAATTTTTTCTTCTAAATTTTCATTTACTCTTTTTAATGTTGTTGCAACAACTGGGTCTTTAGATAAACCTTTCATAAGTTTTTCTATCTCTTTTACAGCTCCAGTATAATTACCCTCCATTTTTTTAGCAATCATTACCGCTTTTTGTCTTAATGTTTGTTCTTCTAATTCTATTTCTTCTTTTAGTTTTGGTTTCATTAAAGAATAGTATCCTGTTTGATTACCAAATATTTTTTTAAACGTGCTAGGTTCTTTTTTATCAAGTACACCCATTACATATTCTCTTGGCGCTGTCTCTGCATCATAGATATGTTTACCTAATTTAGCATATTGTTTTGTTCTTAATAATTCAACAGCTTTTTTATACATTCCATAATCCATACTATCTCGTCTAGTATTAGTTCTTTGTATCTCTGCTGCCGCAGCACTTTCTTCTAATTCTGTTTCTTCTTTAACAGGCATACCTTTTTGTACCATACGAGATAATGCTAGACCAGATAAAAAAGGTATCTTTTTTCTTCTTAAAGCATCTAAAGCTCTATCAGGTACCATATTAAATATTTTTCTTAATTTGTTTGCCTGATCTACTGATATAGATTTACCTTTTAGTGGTTCGTATTCTCTTGCTAGTTTATTTAACATAGCATCAGAAAACTCATAGATAGTTTCTTCTTTTAATTTATTAAAATTTTTCTTAAAAAAGTTTTGTGCCAATGTATAATTTAATGATCTAAAAGCTTCTTTTTCGTCTTTATCTAATACAACATAATTCATCTTACCATTTTTATCTCGTTGCATAGAAATGTAAGGTTTGATACCCTCACCTAAAATACTTTTTACAGTAGATATAGGTAATTTTAATGCCTTGGCAATTTCTTTAGCACTTTGACCTTGGTCAAACATTGTGGCAATTGTTTTCATTTTGCCTTCGTTTATTTCTACTTGATTTACCTTTTCTAAAAGGTCTTTCATTGTTGTTCTATATTTACTCATTATAGTGTGCTCCATACTTCGTCCCAATTTAAGACTTTCTTCTTAACATCATTCTTTAACATCTGTTCTAATCTCTGTCTTAATTGTATAGCGTCATTTCCTATAATTCTACCATAAGTATCGTGTATTGTTTCCAATGATTTATAGGTATCTGCTAGTTTTCTATCTTTTAATATTTTATCGGCGATGTATCTTCTAACTTCAAAGTGTTGATTACTATTTTGTTTAGCTCTCAAATATTGTAAATTAGTTTGGTCAGCTTTGGCCTCTCTTAAACCATAGTCACCTTTTTTAAATTGTCTAAATGATTTACTCATCTTCTTTTTCCTTGAATTGCTCTTCGTGTGGAGTGTTATCAGATAACTCTTTTAGAAACTTTTCCATTTCTAAATCTTGTCCATCATTCGTTTTACCACTTCGTTTAACTTCTCTCGCCATAATTCTTTGTATCTTTCCTTATATTTATCTATTGTAGCATCCGACATTGACCACTCTTTTATATCTTTTTCTTTTACATCATTCTCGTTGTAATCTTTGAAACTTTTGAATACTCTCTTATTATTGTTCTCTGGTGTACTAGGTTTATAAGTATCACCTTGATGTTTAGGATCATAACCAGCTTGACCTGGGGTCATTTTCATTGTATGCTGGGCGTAATCGTGTCCTACATCATATGCCTCTTTTTGTTCACCTTTTGCTCTTTTCATTTGTGCCGCAGTAGGTGCACCTTTTTCACCTTTTTTTCTCATTCTCTCGCCTCTTTTTCTTTTCATATGAATATTATGCCATAGTCCTTTACCTTTTTCATCTAACTTATCAACTACTTCACCATACATTTGTTTAAACTTTTTAGTATGGATTGATGGTTTAGTCTTGGCATCTTTATCACCTGGTGCAGGTTTATAATCGGTATCACCTTTTTTGTACTTATCTTTTTTAAAGTGATCTGCTCTTTTATCTTTAACATCTTTTGATAAACCTTTATAGTATTTTTTAGGTTGTGTTCCTTTTTTCTTTTTAACATCTTTGTCTTGTGGTGTTGCATCTAGGTCTTCCTCTATTCTATCAACAGCAGTGAAACCATAGTCAACATTTGTATCATACTCTCTCACTTCTACCTCTCTATCTGCGGCTACGGGTAAACAATCCCATATCCACGCTTTGTGTAAATTGTTATTGTTATCTTCTATTACGACATAATTTGTACCTCGTCTTTTTACTATACCTCTTATGTCTTCTTTTACATAATCTACTTTATCGTTTACATTAAAGATCATTTCTCTAACGTATAAATCTCTTATTTGATTTTGTTCAAATTGTTCTAAACTTGCGACTGGTCTATAAGTTCCTAAACCTACACCTAACATACCACCATATGAAGCAGCTAAATTCATACCTCGTCTAACTTGTCTCATAATCGTATCGCCATTACCTTTACTACTTCCAGGTAAACCTTTCTTAAATGCTTCTAGGTCACCTTTCGCAGCCGCGGCTCTCATCTTACTTGCGCTCATACCTTCTGCGCCTTCGGCATCAGGATCACGCTCTCCAGCAGATACAACTTTTATATCTTCAAAGTAATAGTATCCGTGTCTGGACTTAACGTTGTTATATCTCTTTAGTAAATTATCAAACTCTCTAACTCTATCACTACCAGCAACCATAATTACTCTGTGATGTGTGTCATATAATTTGACTAATATATCTAACACATTATTTGATGGATTAATCTCTATGTTTCTAGCGTGTGTAGGAAACATTCTTTTCATTAAAGCAAGTTTATCTCTTGGACTTAATGGATTCTTTTTAGGGTCTTCACTTCTACTTAAATATATTTTGTAATCTCTGCTAGAAGCTTTAACTTTATCCATTAGTTTTTTATGACCTATCGTAGGTGGATTAAATCTACCAAAAGCAAACGCAATTGTTTTAGGCGCCTTTTGTTCTGTAATTGCACTCTCTGGTAATCCAGCATCTTTTACAGCTAAACCAAATTCTCTATAACCTAAACCAGAGTGTTGAGCAGCTTTATTTTTAGCATCATTTACACCTTGTCTTAAATATTTTAAATATAGTTGTAAAGCCATTTTGATTCTTGGAGCTTTTATTGTTTTTCTAATTAAAGTATCCCAAGCACTAAAAACACCACCTTCATTTATATCTAAATCTTTTAATTCATCATCACTAACTTTACCGTCTTCTAATATATCTTTTAGTTTTTTATACATTTTTAGATAATGATATTTTTCTAGGTATTTGTAAATAATATTTTTTGGTAGCTTATGTTTTTTTCCAAACTCTCTAATTTCATCTGGTGTCATATCATCATTGAAAGCACTTTGTCTTTGTTTAACAACATCATCACCTATATCAACTAATACCTCTATACTGTCTTCTATTTCTTCTAGTTTACCATTAATTTTATCTTGTAAGTTTAACACATCATCTGTTGATAAACTTTTTAGTTCTTCGTAATCAACTAAATCTCTAGCCAACTCACCTTTTACAACATCTATCTCTCTAACTTTTTTTTGAAAGTCTGCTTCATATTTTTCAGGATCAAAAGTATCTTCTGATGGTCTTCTAATAAATTCGTTTTCATCAATATCATAAACACCATCAGCCATAGCATCATTTTTCTTTTTTAACTCTGGGTCTGTAATTACATAATAGTTTACAGGGTGTTTTGTGCCTGGTACAAGTTTACCATTTATATCTTTTAAACTTGAGGCTAATTCTTTTCTTGCTGTTTCTCTATCTTCTTCAGGCACATCAAACAATACATTAATGTCTAAATCAGCATCGTCTCTATATCTCTTTGTAAGTATAGAACCAATTAATGAATATTTTTTGACAGGATAAGTTTCTTGGAATTTATCTATTTGGTCTAGTATCATATCCACAACTTTTTTCTTTAGTTTTGGATTGTTACTATCAGCGTCATCAAATACGCCTGGTGCATATCTACGTCTAGGTATATCAATAATACTTTCTTTTATGTAGTCTTTAAATTTCATTATTCGCCACCACCATTTCCACCGTTACCACCATTACCGCCGTTGCCATTACCATTGCCGTTACCATTACCATTTCCATTACTTGGAGCTGGACTAGGTGTAGCATCACCACCATTTCTACCTGAACCTAAACCATAATAACCAACAAAACCTCTTTCGCCTTTTGGAACGCACACTTTTAGTTTTTCATCAAACTTATATCCTGGTGGGCATTTTTTCTCTGCCGTTAAGTTCATAAATTTTTTAAATCCTAACATCATATTCTTTTCTTTGCCTGTAGTTCGTTAGCTATCCATTGTTTAGCTTGTAAATTTTGTGGTGTTGATCTTAATTGACTTCTTATAAACTTCGCAGCTGTGTTAAGTGTTAATGTAACTAATTCTTTTTCACTTTTATTATTATCTACGATTAACATTCTATTTGGGCTAAATATTCTTTGAAACTGTCCTATGTTTCTTTGTACACCATTCCAACTATTTTGTACAATATATTCTGGTATTGATCTAGGTCTATTTCTATTTCTCTCTAACGCCACCTCTAAACTCGTATTAACAAAGATCATATAACTATCATAACCTATTTGATCTAACATTCTTTTTTGTTGATTAATAACGTTCATATCTCTACCAGTTGCATCTATAACTAAACCTAATCTACCTTGCATGTACGTGTTTAATTGTGTTCCTGTGGTCATCTTTGCTTTAGCTCTTACTATGTTTCTAAAGTATTCTTCTTCATCTGGCATCTTTAAAGATAGACCAGCTTGTTTTAAACCTCTCTCAAATGATGCATCAGAGTTTACTAACTTTAGACCTGTACCAGCAAACGCTGATCTAGTGACAAATGTTTTTCCACTACCAGGTCCACCAGCTAAAAAGAAAGCTTTAAATATACCTGGGTCGTAAACACCCTCTCGCAATATTTGATTTAGTTTTTTCATTAATTATTTACTTTAGCTCCAGCTCTCCATTGATAACAAGACCAATATCTAGCTTTTGTTTTTGGTCCTGGATTATCACAATTGTGTCTTGCTCTAAATGACTTTCTTCTTGCTGGGTCGTCTCTCTTAATAGACAAACCAGTTGTATCACCAAATGATACTTTCTTTACTTTATCGCCATCTTTAACATACACATAAAACTTTTTTGAACCACCTCTAATTGGATCGTTTAATTTTACTTTTTTACCTTGATACTCAGCCTCTTGTAAAGGTTCATTTTCGTGTTCAAATATTACTTCGTCACAAGCCTTATCGTATTCTTCAAATTGTTTAAATGTTTTTGGCATTACCTACTCCATCCTTTTGGCATTGTAAAGTTAGCTCTACTAAATTCTAATCTATCTACTAACTTAACTGCGCCTGCTACTTTATCTACTGCCACATAACCCTCAGGACTTGTTACTCTATAACCAGTAGATGTTCTTAAAAAATGTCCCACACTTTGTATTTCACTCATTTTATTAATGAGAAAGTTTTTTGCATTCTGTAATGTAACGTGAGATGCGATAGCCATTACCAATGCGTTTTTGTTTCTATCTATAAATTTTGTATTAGTTGCTAATATATCTTTATACTTTTGTTTACCTGCCGCTGTTTTTCTAGCGTCTATTTCTGCTTGTACTATGTTTACGTAATACTCTCTAAACATATCTACCAAATTTCTTACCTTGGCCATATGACCTTGCGTGTTTCTTATGTAGTGATTAAAGAATGCTTTTAATCTAAATCCTACACCTAAACCATCAGCAGATGACTCACTCATCTTATCTAATAAAGGTGCTGCCTTTGATATCT